CAGCTTATATCCTGCACCTGCCATTTATTTCTCCTTAGTAGCTCAGCACGTCTGAGTCAAGTATACCTGAAATGCTTGAATCTAACACGAAGCCAGCCAATAAAGGCTCGCTCGTAAATAGTGTGGTTTCCCATGAGGCTTTGGTTATGTTGTGGTGTATGCCCTGCACAAGGCTAGGCTGTACCACGCTGCTAGATCCCGGCATTGTCTTAGTTACCTGTATGCCGTCTAATAGTTCAATATCAACCCCAGCTAAAGGCTTATTAGGGTTAATATCATCGTAAAGGTTCAATGAAATGCTATCGACTCGCACCTCAGGGTCTTTACGAGTGGCTAGGATGCCTTTAGCTTGATTGAGTGCCTCTGTGTCGGTCTGTACCAAAATGCCTGAGCGTGTGCCTGAGTGTAGAAAATACTTGTCTATGGATGGCTGGTCGAAAACATTTTGGGCAGTACCGCCTGAGCGTGTAACTGTCACATCGTTCACAAGGTTTGTATCGTCAAAGGCCACAACGGCATTGGTATAGCTAATATCTGTGCCAGTATCGCTGAAGGTATAAGCGGCAAAAGCCGGGTTGTTAATTACGTTGTCACGTTCAAGAAAAGTTACGTTGCCCTGACTATCGACAAACAACCCGCCAAACTCGCTATCAGATACCACGTTTAAGGCATCTAGCGCGGTTCTAGAGCCACCCGGATCAGCTTGTAAGGTAGTTTGACCAGCATCGACATTTCGAAGGCTTACAGGCCATTCTATGGCATCTAGGATGGCATTTACTCGTGCCCCTGACAGCTGTCCGGCAGGTGCGCCTGTAACTGTGCTAACAGTCGATCCCGCCAGCAGCTTAAAACCGTCTACACACTTTAGGTTTACTGTGCTTAGATCCTCGTTACCTTGTCTAAAGCCGGTATCGTAATTAGTGATAAACCCGCTAAACAGGTAATAATCAACCCCTAAATAGGTTGCATAGATAATAATCTGCCGCAACGGCACTAGGTTTGGGTAGTACGCACCCGCAGGGTTAAGTGGGTTCCAATCGCCGTTTTGATCAAACAAAACTACATCGGCTGTGCCAGCTTCAAACTTGCTAGTAATACGTGAGCGACCCCGGCGGATATTGACCCTAGTTACTAAATCAGTAATCTCAACAGGTAGCGTGCCTGAGCCTAAGCGGTTAGTGCCTAAGATGCCTTTAGTGGCACTTCCTAAAATAAGCGGGTTGGTTTCAAAAGCGGTATTGCTATCAAAGTCTACGAATACACGCAGCTGAGGTGCTGACATTACAAGGCCACCGCGTTAAGGGTAATTGATTGGCCTCGCTTTTGTACCTCGTATAAGCCTTCAGTAATAACCTGAATTAGGTCATCGTTAGACATGACGTTGCCAGCCACGTTTACAGTTACGTTAGCAGGTTGGAAACCGCCCGCACCAAAAGTGCCGATGGTTGAAAATATGTCCGCGATGCGTTGTCTAGCATTTGCCTCATTAGGGCTATCATCGGGTTGTCCGGTCATGACTGTACCGCTGTTAGCAATAATGGTTGCGCCATTGACTGTAAAGGTAGTAAACGGATTAGCGATATTGCCATTAGGCATAACGATATTAACGCCCGATGGATCGGTTGGATTGGCTGTTATCGCATTATTAGATCCACTTGGATTCTTATTAGGGTTATTGTTGCCGCCGGTGTTACCGCCATTATTAGACCCAAAACCATTGATAGCATTTTTAATTGCGTTAATTTTTGCCAATAGACGATCCAAAATGCTATCCCAATCCTCAAAAGGATTTTTAGCCTTAGGTATGGTTGCAATGCCTGTGTTAAGCAAGAATAGGCGTGTTTGTGCGTTAATAATCTTAGCAATTACATCTGTGGCCGTATCGCCTGTCTTTAAAGTGATACCTAAGTTTTCCAATGCTGGCTTTTGAAGCATTAACACGGCTTGTGTTAGTTTATCGGCTGCCTCGGCATTTTCGCTGTAAATAGCAAGCAAGGCAGTTAAGCGCAAGCGGTTTTCCTCGGTTACGCGATTTTGTAAGGCCGCTACTAACTGAATAGCTTCCATGTCGAAAACTGTGCCAGCGCGTTTAAGTTGTTGCTCCTTCTTTAACTCCGCTGCTCGCTTTCTGCGTTCAGCAGCTTCTAAGGCTGCTAGTTTTTTGCGTTCAGCTAATTCTTTGGCTCTTATGGCAGCTTCTTTACGTCTTTCAACGGCTGCTTTAGCTAATTCAAACTGTGATGGTGTAACTGTACCGCCGCGCGGTACTTGGGGTTGATTTTTGCCTAATAATTTTTCAACGCCTGTACGAACGAAACGCCCGGTAATTAAATCATAAGCCTGTTTTAGAGTGTTTACAGCACCGGCCGCATAGCCAAAAGCATTACCGATGTCGGTTCCGGCATCTACAAGGTTTTGCAATCCTTTATCGTAGTCACCTGATCCAAGCTGCTCAATAGCTTTGATTAAACCCTTGCCAACCTCTTTCTGTGCATCACCGAAAGCTTTTTGTAATTGACCAATCTTAAAGGCGTAAGTATCTGTCGATGCTGCTGCGCTACCTGAAAACCTTGCGCTAAGTAATTCTATTGTGCCTTCAAAACCTTTGGCTTTTAGTTCAGCTGAGGTATAGCCGCGTGATAACTTGGATATAGCAGTAAAATTGCCATTGTATGCACGTGTGATAGCAGTTGTCACTTGGCCAACGTCTGCACCAGTTTCTGCGGCAATATCTAGCGCAGTACCAAGTAATGCCATTGATTTTTTGGCACTCATGGTTGTTGAAATCAGCTGGACAATAGCCGGTCTTAATTCCTCTTTTGTTACTAGCGTGGCTTTCTCAGTAGCCTCTAAGTAACGCTCAATTTGTGGAACGCTGTATGCAAAACCTAAATTAGCTAGAGAGTTGGTTAATTGCTTTACAGCCTTTTCCTCTTGTGCAAAAGCAATAGCACCTTGTTTAGCAAAATTGATAATGGCGCGACCAGATAAAGCTACACCTACTGCTGCGCCTAATCTGTTGAAGCTTTTAGTTAAACTCTTTGTGGCTCTTTCAGCTTTATCAAATCCGGCTTTCTTTAGCTCAGCAGCAATAATTACTTTAATATCAGCTTCATTAAGTGCCATTATGCAGCCGTCTTTCTGCTATTGCGGATTTGTGTGTAAAGATTTTGCTTAGCTTTTTCTATCGCCGCTAGCGTGGCATTTACAGCCCTGCCTTGATTGCGCCAATAAGCTGCATAAAGTAAACGACCTGTTGAGTTCCGGCCTCGACCAGAATAATCTTTTAACGCTCCCACGCCACTCATAGCGCGGTTAAACTTTTGACCTGCGTATTTGTTGTTAGATTCGCTTTCAGGATCTCCGTTAGGATTCAAACGGCCAGCGGTTTCTATAATTGCACCTACGCGTGATTTATTGAACAATGTAAACAAAGAAACAAAACCTGTGCCTTGCATACGTGACGTACCAATGGAATAAGTTAAACCCTTGCGAATAACTCTTGCATCGTATGAAGGAAAAGCCTGTGAACGGCCTGTGCGTGATTTGCGCTCATAACCCGGATTATTCCAGTTGTACAAGCCACCGGGAGCTGCGGCAGGAACTTTAGATCTAGCATCCTCAACAATAGGCTTTAAGGCTGCTCTAACTTCTTTATCCAATTCTTTTTTAATGTCAGGCGCAAGCTTCGACAAGGCTTTTCTAAGCCCTACGACTCCCTCTACCACGACTGGCAATTTTGCGCTCCTCTGCCTGTTTCTTTAGTACCGCGTATATTGCTTTTAGCAAGTCGCGATCCATATTTATAAACTCGCTAGGCGCGATGCCCAGATGTACCGATAGTTCAGCTATCTGATAAGTCCAGGCATCACGCGTTAGCCATTTGGGTAATCATCACCTAGAACCTCAACAGCCTTTAAGGTTTCTAGAAACTTATCACCGAAAGGATAAACCTCAGGTGCACCTGCTTTACGCAAGCACTCCCACGCAAGCCAGTAAATATCCGATTGCTTTTGATCCTCTTGAAAGGCTTTATAAAAACCTTTCTTAGCGTGCATCTCGAACGCGTACTCAATCGCCGGAGTAATGTCGTGAACACTCTCTGTGCCATCTGCCCTAGTAACTTTAAGTCTTGCCATTTTTTGCCCCTTTTATTTAATTAGAACGAGCCGGTTGTGGCTACTGTTACTGCTGAGTTTACTGTAAAAGTAATATCCATTGTGGCCATGTCACCTGTTGCACCATTGATAGGTGTTAGGTTGTTTACCAAAATGT